TTCTTCAGTTAAATATTCTTGTAGTTTATTTATCTCAATTTGAGACACTGCAACTTTTGCAATAGTTTTAATTAGTTCTTCTCTGTCCTCGTCTGCATTATCTATTAACATATCAAATACCTTTTTGTTTGGTATGTTTAGATTAATTTTAGCTTCAAAAGGCTCAACATTCTTTTTGGAAAGTTTGTTAATCAATTGTTCTAATGGAGATTCCTTAGGTGCAATATATGCTGCTTTAGGTTTTTCATTTTTTGTTACATTAATTCCTTGTGCTATATTAGATAATTTATCAGCTCCTGGAAATGGAATTTCACCATTTATAATCTCTTCTAAAAATTCAGGTAAAACTTCATTAAATATCCTACTACCATCGGTAAAAATTGTAAATTCTCCATCATTTGATTCGACTTCGACTATTTTACCAAAGTCATCTCCAGTTTTCCATTGATATTTTCTTACAGTATCTTTCACTAGTTCCATTTTTAATGTATTTTTATAATTATATTGTTTTTTGAAAAAATGTTTCTTAGTCCAATTCAAAAAAGACTGAATCACTTTCATTTCGATATTTATTTTTAAATTTATCTATGTAATCTACAGACTTTGAACTTCCTATTAATACATCTGCGTTTCTAACGTATTTTCTAAAAAAAGAAATACTTCCTTTACATTTAAGAAATTCTTTAAGAGCCTTTTTTTCAGGCACAAATATTTTATTAATACTCATTCCACGCTATTACTTGTTCAACTTCAATTTCTGCTTTTTTAAGTAGTTCAACACCGCTCATATCTCTATAATCTTCAGTGTAGTATACTTTTTTGATTCCGGCTTGTATGATTAATTTTGCACAATCAAAGCATGGACACGTTGTAGTATATAAATCGGCTCCTTCGCAACTCATTGTAGATTTTGCAACTTTCATAATTGCATTAGATTCTGCGTGTAAGACTTCTCGTTTGGTAACATGTCGATGAGCACAACATGAATTATCATTTGAAAGGGTCCATCCATTATCTTCTAAAAGTTCAGCGTTGTCAGGATTATCCCAATAAGTTGTTTCCACCATCTCGCATTCATTTTCGAACCCGTGGGGAGTACCATTGTAGCCAAATGAAATTACTTGTTTGTCTTTAACAATAACACATCCTACCTTTCTACGTTCAGCATAACTAAGTTTTGCGAACTGATATGCAACTTGCATATAAATTATCTCTGTCGGAATTTTGGGCATAAAAAAAGTCTATATATGTTATATTATATATAGACTTTTTATTTAGTTTACCGGTTGGACCGGATTTCTTTATTTTATATCTTCAGCGTCAGTAGCAACAGTAGCTTCTTTACTTTCATTAATTTTCTTACTGAAAGCCTCGCTCATTTTATTTAAACATGCTTCGTATGCTTCAGATTCCATGTCTTTTTTCATTTCTTTTACACAATTAGATGCCATACTAGCAACAAGTGATGCATTTTCAGCCATATATGTTTCTACAGTATGCTCATCATGCGCATCTTCTTCCCATGTTTTAGCTTCTGCAATAACTGCTTCATAACACTCTTTTAATAATTCAGAAACAGGTTTTGTCTCTTCTTTAATTTCTTCAGCCTCATCTCCGATGTTTGCTTCGCCAGCTTCGTCTAGTCCTTGAACCTCTTCTGCTTCCTCTTCTGTTTCTTCTTCAGATTTAACATCAGGAGTTCCTTTAGCAACAACGTCTGCTTCTATTTCTTCGGCTCTGTCCATTTCTGAGACAAATTCTTCGAATTTTTTAATACTTGCCATAATATATTTGTATTTTTATTTAATAATTAATTTTGTGTTGGAGAATTAGAACTATTTGATTTTAAAGTTTTTATTAATGTAGCAATTGCTGCATCTTGTCTTTTCCATGCTGTAGTTTTTTCAACTTCTTCTCCTACTCTTGGTCTATCCGGATTGTTAGGGTCAAGTCCAACTTTTTGAAATCTACCTTTAGAGGATACACCAATCATAGAACTAGTGTCATTATCTTCTCCTTCTCTCCAATAAATTTGTACCGCATAATCAAATGTAATTCCGTCTGACCCATTTTTTTCAATAGTAGTTTCGCTAGTAACTTCTGCCCATGGGCATTTTTTAGCAACAGTATCGATTACATACTTTCTAAATTCTTCAGAAGTTTGAACTTGTTTTTCGTTTACAAATTGTTCAAATAGTTTAATATGTTTCATTGTTTAGATTTTTATTTAGATTTTATATATCTTTATTTTTTAAATAACTGAAACTGTCTGATAAAAAGTAGTCTCGGAGTTTTAGATAGTGTATCAATATAAAGAATATTGAACCTCCTGGCATTACAACTATTGTTGCTAGACCTAATGTCTTAACCAGATTTATTAATTGTTTTGCAAACTTTTTACCCTCTTCGTCAGTTAAAGGTCTACGTTCTATAACGCATGTTGTTAAAAGTTTAGACATTGATTTTGTTTCAACGCCCTCTTTTTTAAGAGCCTCTAAAAATAGGTTAACATCCTTTTTTATCTTTTCTAACTCAATTGTTTTATTTTTCACAGAGTATAAATTCTTTTTGGTATTTTTGAAGAGCCAATTCTTTTGCTTTGGCCTCTATTTCTATATCTATTTCCATTCCATAGGTATCAATAAATTCATATAGATAATCGGCGTGTGCTCGTATAATAACACTAGGGTCTTCGTGTAGTTTTTTGGCACTTGAATAGTGACACAATTGGCGAATACCTTTAGGCCACGTACGAGCTGCTAAAAGAAGAGCATCTTGTTCGGACATCGGGTCTTCATAGCATCTATGGTGATGGTAGTCGAATGTGATTGGAGTACCAATTGCTTCGTAAATTCGGTAAAGGTCATTTACAGAGTATTGTGCAGGTTTATCGTCGTTTTCGAGGATTAAACGGGACTGTGCAGAAGGTGATAACAATTTAAAGTTTTCGATGAACCTTAGGATTGCTGATTCTTTGTCACCATACGAACCTCCAACATGAATATTCATCGAATAATATGGATTTGCCGGAAGACCCATCATATCTAATATAAATGCATGTTGATTAAGTTCTTTGATAGAATTATCGACAGTTTTTTGATTTGGACTAGGCAATACACAAAACTGACCAGGATGGAATCCAATTCGCTGACCGTATTTTTGTACAAGAGAACCCGCGCCTTTTAGTAAATTTGAAATTGTTGGCCAATTTGGCAAATCAGTAAGCTCATATTCGGACATCCATGGGAACATACTAGACGACATACGGTACAAAGTAACGCCGTTTTTATGATTCCATTTAATGATTTCTATCATGTCGCGGATATTTGCCTCTGCAAGTTCTCCAGCGTATTTGATACCTTTTGCGTCAAAGGTTTTTTTAATCATTGAACGCCCGATTTTAATACCACTCTTGTCAAGAGTCAAATTTATGCAACAATATCCGTAGTTAGCTCCCATGTATATTATATTAAGTTAATTTCAAAAGTTTATAGAGATACAAATATTGCCTCATCCTCATTAGGAGCCGATTCTAATCCAATACCATATCGATACATTAGAGTATCATATCTTCTCCAGTTTTTAACAAAAGCTAGTCCCATTGTATGCGCAGAAGGTTCAATATTTAAAAATCCACAATAATCAGGATGAGATTTGTTAAATTGATAATCTTCCGCAATTGTTTTGATAAATTGTTCCATGTCATCTAACGGTTCCTCATCGAAATAGGGCATCCCAACGTTATACATTAATTGACAGTAGAATTTAAGAGCCTTTACATTAATATTGTCTGCATTTGCAAATGCTCTTTGCAAATCATTATCTACCACAGCTTGGACAAAACCACCACCGACATATCCAATTTGCCATTTGGTACATAGGATTGATGTTCCTATTTGAATGATATGATTTGCATCACCATCCGCTAATTCTTTTAGTCCGGCATGCAAACCATTTACTGCAAGATAATTTACAACGAGTTCTTTTACAACTTCTATTTTTTTGAAAGTGTCCATCTTAATAATTTGTTTGAGGTTCGTATTTAGGGTAACGGTTACAGATATCGAAGATTCGCATAACTTTTGAAGCTAATTCGGTAGGTAATTGAAGGGCTTCAATTTGAATTTCAGCATATAAATACCCATCAAATAAACCGTACATCATGTTTTCTAAGTTTCTAGAGTAATCATTGTCTCCAATTTCTCTAATGATTTTCATAATTTCGGTTCTAGTTTCTGCAACCATGTTTTCTTGTCTATCAAATCTTGTGTAACTCATAATATTTCTTTGTTTTAATTAGATATGTAAATATAATCAATATTGTTGAAAGGGGAAAATCCGAAGTGTTAATTTTTTGTTAAAAATAAACTTCTGCAGTTTGTTCATAATGCTGGATTTCATTTAAACATTCATCGTAATTAGTAAACGTTAAATCAAAAGGTTCTCTACCATCGTAGTCTACTACTGTGATTGTAACTTCTCCATTACTTTTCATTTGTCTGTGTAAATCGATTTCTCTGTAAGTTGTCATTTTTTCTTTGTTTTAATTAGATATGTAAATATAATCAAAAAAACCCAGATTCGAAAATCTGGGTTGTTAAAGTTTTGTTAAATTATTTCCAGAATAGCTGGACACATATTATAATAAATGAAAGTATTAAACAAGTTATTGTCTTTGCATTTAGAGATTCATCCATCATAAAATATGTTAGGATAGAGAACGAAATCATACCCATTGCAAATCCAATAAATCTTCCTGGCCAAAGTTGACCATCGTAATATTCTGCAATCATTCTAGTTGCTTCTATAAAAACATATGATATTGTAGAACCTCCTATTACAGCAACTAGCAATGGGTTTCTTTTAAACCACGGCCACATGAACTGACCATTTGTTTGGAACCATATAAACGATTGTCCAAATAGAAACAAAAGAATTCCATATATTAATGCTCTCAAAATAAGGTTCCTGTTTCGGTCAGTAGGTGAGAAATAAAACTCATTCGATGTTGCTTACTCGGACCTAATGATTTAATTGCATCAATATGTGCTTTAGTACCATATCCTTTGTTTGAATTCCAACCATATCCAGGAATCTCAATATCCAAATCTTTCATAACAGCATCTCTTTCAGTTTTAGCTAGAATACTTGCAGCCGCTATTGAAATATATTTATTGTCTCCTCCGATTATAGTTTCAAAAGGAATTCCTTCAAATCCATGGAACTGGTCTCCATCAACTAATATAAAGTCAAATTGGGCATTTTTTTGAACTCCTTCTAAGCATCGTTGCATTCCAATTAAAGTTGCTTTTAAGATATTAGTTGATTCAATATCTTCCGGAGATATATGTACAATGCAATATGCAATTGCATTTTCCTCAACAATTCTACGAGCCTCTTTTCGTTGTTGTTCATTTAATAATTTTGAATCTTTGATTAAGGGGTTTTCAAAGCCAAATGGCATTATGCATGCGGCAACCGTAACAGGTCCACTTAGTGAACCTCGGCCAGCCTCATCAATGCCAATTTCTATAATTGATTCATCTCCAGAATAGGAGTGTTTAAGTAGTATTTGTCTGGTTTCCATCTATATGTTTTATACTTATTATATAGATGGATTCCAGATAGTTTCTTATTTCTCAGGGTTTTCAACTCTCCATTTGTCGTAACGATCTACCACGTCTTGAAGTATTTTAGCTCTTACAATATCTTTATTCTCAAAAACATGGACTCCAGTTCCTTTAATTCCGCTCATCAACTTCATAAATCCTGGAAGACCAGCACTAACCTTTGGTATATCATATTGACTAATATCACCAGTAACTAGAACCTTAGAATTTTTACCCATACGGGTTGTGAATAACATTAATTGTTTAAATGATGCATTTTGAGCCTCATCTAGAATCATAAATGAATCATCAAAGGTATCTCCTCGCATAAAGGCAAGTGGTTTAAATTCAATAGCACCTGAAGCGATCAGCCCTTCGGTTAATTCATCACCTACTATTTTTTTAAAATTTGAAATATATGATTGCATGTACGGATCAACTTTGTCTGCAATATCTCCAGGTAGGAATCCAAGTTTTTCTCCTGATTCTTGAATTGGTTTACATAGGATAATTTTTGAAACTCCTTTTGTTGCTAGCAACCATAGGGAAGTATAGCATGCAGTAAATGTTTTTGAGGTACCTGCTGGACCTGAACAGAACGTTATTTCATTTTTTTTGATTTTTTCAAAATAATCATATTGAGATGGTTTTAATTGTACTCCTACTAAATCTAATTCTTTTACTACTGTTTTTTTAGGACGTCCAATTGGAGCTTTTGTAGTCGTAGGTTTTGCCTTAGTTGTTTTTGATTTACTTTCCACTGTTCTTTTTTGCATACAATTTTTGTATATATTTAATCACCAGTCATCATGACAAGTTCTTTTAATTTCTTGAGTGATTCACATTTTTCATATTCCTCTAACTCAACAAAATATTCTATTAGGACATCTACGAATTTACTTCGCTGTCCAATTCCATGTGGAATATCTATCGTGTGACTTCCGTCGTTATAAACAATAAATCTATTAATGGTTTTTGTAAAATTTCTAGTAAGTATGTAATAGCTGGACCTCATCAGAGAATCTCTTTCCTCCCCTGTTATATCTCCCATCTTTCAGTGGTGTTTTTAAAAGTGGCTATAGCCACATATAGTATATATTTTAACCAGTAGAATTAAAGGTACCCGGGCTAAAAAGGTTACTATATTATATTGCTAGATAACTTTTCAATTATCCTTTTAAGTTCTTTACATTTTTCATAATCTTCATTATCTTTAAAAAACTTAAGAACCGTTTGCACTCCTTCTATTTTCTCTTCAATAGTTCCATCGTGCTTTAAGGCACCCATTTTACCATTAACAATAGAAGAGTACATTGCCTCCATCATATCTTCTTTAGAGGCTTCGTGTAGTCTTTTTATAAATTTTCTTGATTCCTCCGGGCTTTCTTCTTCAATACTGCTCATTTGGATTTTTTATCTTTTTAAGTAATTCTATTTCAGTTTCAGTTAAAGTTATAGGAAGAGTTCTAAGTTTCACCATAAGATTTCCGAATCCTTCTGCGTTATATATTGGCATTCCTTGTCCAACAACTCGTAGAAGTTGTGAATCATGAGAACCTTGAGGAACTTTGATTTTAATAGAATTTAGTTTGGTGTGGATTTCAAATTCTCCTCCGAGTAGAAGGTCAATCCAGTTTAGGGTTAATTCAACATAGATATCACTGCCATTAACAATAAGTTCAGGGTCTGGTAAAACATTGACAGTTAATATGATATCGCCAGGAGGCGCAGATGAATTTACAGGGTGATTTGCTCCTTTACCTGGGACTTTAAGTTTTGTTCCAGTTTGGATTCCTCGAGGTATATTGATATTAAATCCACCAGTACCGACATCAATATATTTTCTGACACCTTCATATGATTCCTCAACTGTTATATTTAATGTAACTCTAACATCATATCCTCTTGCTTGACCGCCAAAGGATTGATTAAACATGTCGGTAAAATCACCTCCAAAACCATGGAAAGCGTGTTGCCATGCAGATGTGGTGTCCTGGTTTCTTTGGAAATTTCCAAATGGATTATGTCCTCTAGATGGATTATCATACTGTTCTTTTTTGACAGGGTCAGAAAGAGTTTCGTATGCTTCAGATATTTTTTTGAATTGCGAGTCGTCTCCTCCTGTTTTGTCAGGATGGTGTTCTTTTACAAGCTTTCTATAAGATTTTTTAATCTCTTCTGGAGTAGCACCCTTTGAAACGTTAAGAGTTTCGTAATAATTCATTAGAGTCTATTTTTTGGAATTTCTAACTCTAACTGTTTGTTTCATTACTGGAATTGGTGCAGATTTAACTTGTTTAATGCTATCTGCTTTTTTCTCGGCAACTAGAGCTGCTTGACCTTTTTTATAAGTTGCAATTTCTCTTAGTTGTTTGTTTTCCATACAGATTGCAATTCTTTCTAGACTATCTGCAATCTTTTTTAAATATTCTTCGTTCATATCGATATACTTTATTAGTACATTATATATTAAAGAAAAAAGGTCCTATAGGACCTTTGCTTTCTTAAGTATCTTATTTATTTGGGCGCATTTTTCGTACTCTTCAAGCTCTTCAAAAAGCTCTAACATATCTCCTAGAATTTTAACAATAGGTTTAATATCAAGTTCTTGTTTTTCCATTAATTTAAAATCAACTCCTTTAGAAATTATTTCAGCATAATTTTCATTTGCAAGCTTGATTTTTAAATCATACATTACGTTATTCATTTCGGCTTCTTTTTTAATAGTGTCGATTTCGTCTTCTTGTTCTTCAAATAAATTGTTAAAGTCTTCGTCCATAATTATAAGGTTTTAATTTGATATGTAAATATAATACAAATTCCTGACACAGAAAAACTTTTTATCAAAAAGTTATTAACAATTTAAAATGGTACCTCATCTACCATATCCATTCCTGATATTTTAAGCATCACATTCATAGTGGCTTTAACATCTCCTTCACAATATGTTTTTATTCTTTCAATACTACCATTCCAATACTCTTCAGTTGTACTACTTGCTTCCATTATAGTTTTAGGAGATGGAATATTAAGAGTGTTACAAATTAAATCTAGTGATGCACTATTCCAACCTGCAAATTTCCAAATTTCATAAGTATCTACTAGACAGTTTTCCCAAGGTTTTTTCTTTTGTAAATGAAATTGATGAGGTATTGCTACTCCGTTTACAATGGATCTTTTTATTAGATATGGAAAATCAAAGTTTTTAATATTATGTCCAGTAAATTGAACTGAAGGACTTTGATTAAAAACAGCTTGAGCTGTACCCATAAACTCTTTAAGAATTTCTATTTCGCTACCTTTATAGAAAGAACGAATTTTTGAGGTTGTAATACCATCTTGGAATTTAATTTGTCCCATAGAAATTACAATAACTTTGCTAAATTCTGGACTAAGCGCCGACATATGAGTATACATTTCCGCATCAGTAAGTTTTGCCAAATGAGATTCAGTATTTCTATGCTGTTCTGCTTTTTTTGCCCAATGCTTTATTCCGCCTGGTCTTTTAATACAGAATTCTTCGTAATTCGGATATTCTGAAGATGTTTCAATGTCAATAAATAACATTGACTTTAGTTCGGTAGTATTATACATTCTTTGAGTCGTTTAAATCTTTAAAAATCTTATAAATTGATATTGGGTATACACATTTTTTTACACTTCTATCTGACTTTTCATTCATCCAATAATATGGGACTCCATGTAATTTAGTCAGTGAATCAATTAAAGAAACTAATTGACCATACATAAGAATCCCTGCAAATTTAAAATAGTAATTCTCACCAATCTTTGGTTTAACTACGTAAATTTTAGGTTCTTTTTTATCTTTTGCCATATACTAATTATACACAAAAAAATAAAAAAGTTTAAAGATGTGTAGTGTCAACGTGGTCATGTGACTGTCGAAGTATCATATATCGATCATATGATATACTCATTTCGATCCATCCTCCAGTAATAGATTTGGGTACTTCGTGATGGTCAATTATATAGTTTGGTGGGGTAGTAACTCTTTCTAATAAAAAGTCCATCATCAAATCTGATTCTCTATTATGAACCCATATTTTTACAAATGTATTATTCATGTTCGTTATATATTATATTTGCCGCCATCTCTTCTTGATTAAATCTTGACACTGTATTTAACGGTGCACCTGGATTTTCGTCATACGCCCAATCTTTTAATCCTAACTCTTCAAACCTGTTTTTGATTTGCTCGTTATAATAATAACCTATTGTACGTACTCGTCTTTGAATATCTGCTCTTGATAGATTATGAGTATTCTGTCCATTTGCATTATTATATAAGAATTGAATATACCCTAATTTTGGTATTTTGCAAGTTATTGCTTTTAAGAAAGTTCTTACAACCAACTCATAATCATCGGCTATTACAAGACTTCTATTATGTCCTCCTATTTCAAAATAAGTAGATCGTCTCCATGCTCTTACGTGATTTGGTACACCAACTATATGTCTAATTGTTTTAGGATTAATATTCTGTTGATTAGAAACATTTAGTGTCTTTCCAGCATACTCTTCTTTTCTATATGATCCGTATCCAAGCGCAAATCCTTCGCTATATGTTAAAGAATTCCAGTTTTCATCAACTTCAACAGTGTCATTAAAAAAGAATCCGGCTTCTGGATGTTTTTTAGCTGCTTTATAAAGGTCTTCAGTACACCATGGAACTAATAAATCGTCATGGTCTAATTCAGCTAAAATAAAACCTTTAGCCATTGAGCAACATCTCCATTTAACCTCACCAATATTTCCACCGCTTTTTTCTCTAAAATCATAAAGGCGTACTCTTGGGTCTTTTGCTGCAATAGATTCTGCTATTTTTAATGTTTTACCACCATCAGTAGAGTCATTTACTAGTACCCATTCCCAATTGTTGTATGTTTGGTCTAGCAGCGATTGATATGTATTAAATAGTTTTTCACCAGTATTATATATTGGGGTAAAATATGATATCATTGAACTATCTTCTAATCCATCTGGGTTCAACAGACTTTCCATTAAACACTGATACGCGATTTGTCCAGCATCTCTAGTGGAAACTTCTTTGTCAAGATTTAACCATTTTCGTCTAAATTGAAGTGGCATGCTTGCCATTTCTGGAAAGTTTTCCCAAGATTCTCCTCTAGTTATAATAACGTCTGGTTTAAATGAGGCTAGGGATATTGTGATGTCTTTGTCATTTTTTAAATACTTAATCTCCAAACTATCATCTTCATAGTCAAGTATTTTAAGTGATTTTAATTCAGGCTCATCATGCCCAATATACAATACTTTAGGAACTTTTGCAGTTGATTTTTTCTGTAAGTAATTGTAGTGTGATAGTACTCTTCCCGTAAATGTAAACCATTCAGGATGTTCGGCATGAACGGAACTTATAAAGATTCCATCAGCTTGATAATCAGGCAAATATGAATATTCATATTCATTATAAACATCAATACTAACAATATATTGAGCTAAATCAACTCCCTGCACTTTCATAAATTTAGGATATGCTTTTCTATATGTTAAGTTTGTAAAATCTCTTCCGGCAACATGTTGTGAAACTACATGGATTTTTTTGTCTGGATTCTTTAAAGAAGATTGCAAAACATATTCATAGAAACCTTCATGCATGATATTATCATCATCTAAAAAATAAACCCAACCATCTGATAATTTTGAAATTATGGCAGAACATTGAGGATATAACATTCCTATAGCATCTCCTTTTTCAAAATGGTATGTTGTTAGATCGTCTTTTAAATCACATAGTAATTCTGCATCAATATCTTTAAGATTTGTAGTGTCAAATACTATGTGCCAATTTATTTCGCATCCATTTGGTATATTGTTAAAGACAGATTCTTTAACAGTCTTTAAATTCTGTAGGCGCGTTGCTCGAGTTATTATACTAATTTTCATATTATTTATATAATAAAAATGAAATTAGTTTATATTTTTTTGGGATTTATCTAGATACCATGCTTGATTCGGTTAAAAAGCATGCTCTTCATAATTGGTAACATACAATCAGCGTAAGGAGGTGGTGTTGTTTTAAATTTTGCATCAAATCTAAAAAATCTATAAGAAGTACTTTCTAATTCTGTTCTTTTAATAAACTCAGAAATCTCTTTGATTGAATTTTCTAACTCTTCAACTTTCTTTAAATTAAACTCGCTCCAATTTATTTTAAAAGATGAAGGTTCTATATAAGAATAGACGTGAATTTTTTGATTTACAATATCGATATAAAAAATGTACCCTTTGGTATTGAGATGCTTTTTCTCTGGAATCTCAGTAATTGTGCACTGTGATTCTACAATTCTCCATTTATCTCTAATAGTTCGATATAAATCTTCTAGTTTTTCTATTGCAACATCGCAAATATCATACATTGAATTGATACCATTAGTTTCTTCTGGATAATCATACTTTAAAGACATAGTATCAACATCAATTCCAGTAATTATTCTGGTTTTGCTTTCAATTTCGTCTCTTCCGTATTTAATATTATATAGTCTTTCGAGTTCTGTCTCTACTTCTAAAATAGCAGAATACAAGTTATTAGCAGAAATCATTTTTTTAATTTTATCGATTCCGGCTAGTAGCTTGTAATATTTTAACTCATAGTCATGAGGTGGCTCTATTAGCCAATTTGTTTCAAAGACGTTCATACCTATATCTATCTTAAGTATAATAAATTATATAGGTATTTTTGTTTTATATTACTATAATCTAGGACTTAGTTCTTTTAGTAATGGTGCTTTGAACTCTGTTTGGAGTTTTTCTAGGATTAACGGTAGTTAGTCCCCATTGTAGAATAAACCAACTTGCCTCTTTTTCAGCGGCTGCTTTTGAAATTTTAAGCACTTCTCGTATTCTTTCAACAGAATATTTAATAAATGTCTCTTCTTTCTCTGGAGTAGTTTTATAATCCATGTACCATGACGGGTTTGTTTTAACATCTTCGTATGTTACTCCATGGTCCTTAAGCTGATGGTTAATCAATTCAACAAAAAGCTCTCTTTGTTTTTCTCGGTTTGTCATAATGAAATTAATGAAATAAATGTATTTTTATCGTTTAGTCTTACAAAATCAGAATATGATATATCCACTAGGAATGAATCTTTAAAGTATGTCGGAGATATTGTAATTGGATACGTTTCTGCATCTAATTTTCCTTTAATTATTTTATCCAAATATTCAAGCTCGCCAGAATGTACGTAAAAATAGATTTTCATTTATTTTCTAGATTTTGATTTAACTGGATTAATAATCTCGTCGATTATACCGTACTTAAGTGCCTCTTCTGCGCTTAACCATAAATCTCGGGTAGCATCAGACATAACCTGCTCTGGTTTCTTGTCACAATATGAACCTAACAAATTAAATAGTTCTTTGTTGACTTTTTGCCATTCTGCCCAGTCTATTTCGGCATCTTGGATATTCCCACTGAATCCTCCTGAGGATTGGTGTAACATAGTAGTCGAGTGTCTTAGTGAACTTCTCTTGCCTTTAGTTCCAGCTCCTAATAGTACTGAACCCATCGAAGCTGCCATTCCTGTATTTACTGTTTTGATATCAGATTTAATCCATTCCATAACGTCAATCATAGAAAGCCCTGATTTTACAGAACCTCCTGGACTATCAATATGCATTGTTATATCTCGGTCATCTGTGCTATCTAAAAACATTAATTGAGCTTGTACAATAGTTGACATATTGTCATTAACAGGCCCTGCAACCCACAATAATCGATCGATCATCAACCTTGAAAATATATCCATTTGAGTAGCTCTTAATTGTCTCTCTTCTAGAATATAAGGTGTCATTGATGATTCAATTTGATTTTTATAGTAGTGCATGTTCATTGAACTTATGCCCTTGTCTAGCATTGCGTATCTTTCGAATTCTTTTCCGTGATTCATTATAGTTTCTTTAATAGTTTTTTAATTTGAGTACATCTTTCGTATTTTTCATGGAATGTATAGAAGTCCAGGCTTTTTAATATTGATTGCTTATAAGAACTTTTAGGAAGATCTGCATACTGTATATCTCCATTTTCATGGACAAAATAACATAATAATGTTTCTCTATCTTCTTTGTTAATATTTGCTTCGATAAAATCTACAATTCTGTCGTGAAATTCGCAATCGTTTGTAATTGAATTAAACCCATCTCCATCTATGTAGAATTCAGGGATATCTGTTCCTTTCATGCACTCAATCATATCTCTTTTATATTAAGATACCCTGATAATAAATTATAATATGTTTCTTTGGTCAACACATTATCTATCGTGGTATTTATATTATTTATCATCGAAATTCCTGAAGGGGTTAAACTCATAACTCCATTTTCAATATTAAAAATAGGTTCTAATAATTCCATTAAGTATTGTTTCTCGTGAAGAGGCTCGTGAACGATCCTTTCGGCTAATTCAAAATGTCTTTCGTAAAAGTGGATGTTATCAGCGTAATGATGGTATACTCCAAGTTCTAATTCTGGGTAAGTTGACTTTAACCAAAGGTAAACATGTTGTTGGACGAATGCAAAGAATGGAGCATCAAATGTAAGTCCATAAAAAATATCATTAGATCGCATTTGAACTTTCATATCTAGCTTATTGTGTCTGATTGAAAAGTTTAGGTACATAGTACATACAAAATCTTTATTACCTTCAAACTGGTATTTTGGCTGATTTAAGAAAGCAATTGCTTGTCTAGTGTTCTTGTCTGCTTTAAGAGAATCGACTACCCATTGTAATTGTTCTCCGAAAAGAAGAGAACCGTAATTTGAATTAATTTCGTTTGTTCCAGGATTTGTTATGTTTTTCCAGAATCCAGAAAATTTATTAATGTAGTCAATATTGGTATCTTTATTAAGGTACCATGCTAATTCGCCGGCAAAATACTTCCAATTAAACTCTCTACTATTAAAATTAGCAAATGGTTCTTTTGGATTAATTGGATATCCGGCATAAAGTAATTCGGTAACTTCAAGGTCTCTTGGTTTAGAGACCTCTCCGTGTATTTTTATATCTGAAATTATGTGTTTAAATTGGTGTGAGAATGTTTTCATGTTTATAATTTTATTATATTACGTCAAAAAAGAACATGTGAAAGAATCTTGCGTTCTCAATAGCATCGCCAAAATATTTACTTGGCGCATGAATTTGTTTAGAATCGAATAGAACTAAACGGTTGTATACATTACCAACCTCATCGATTTTATCAAAATTAGTTGAATCATAAAAATTTGCTTGAGCATTCTTGCCTTTAAATGTATCTTCAAACACAGAATAGTCTTCAAAATTATCAAATCTTTTTTTACCAGTATTTTTACCAGAATAGAAAGATGTACCTGTTTCGAATGGAGCATCTTTAGTTAAGAATACCATTCCTGCATACATCTGACTGTCAACATGAAATACGGGTAGATCGCTTGCTACACAATATTGGAATACTCCATTTGCATAACTTTCATAATTCCAGTTTATAATTTCGCGGCCAATTATCTTTTCTAATTTCTCTTTAGTGCCATCTAGAATAAACCTAGTTTGACTTCTTTTACCTTTGTGATAATCAGAGGGGTTGTATTCTAGATTATTCATTGCAAAATCTCTAATAAAGTCAGGATCTGCATAAAAATTATCAACTACAATTAGACTTTTATTTTCATTATAGAATCCAGAATAATAAGCAATAAAATTATCAATGCTTCCTGGATTATAAATAAGTTCTCCAAATTTAACTTGAATCTTTGCGCCTTTAGAGATATTAAAAACTAATCCAACACTATCATCTTCTAAAGGATAATATTTAGAAACATCTGGACGACTAATAACTGTTAATGGTATTTCAATATCATCGACTATCAATGAACTAACTGGTTTAAAGGAATCACCGTCTTTTACTAGAATCCAACCAGTTGCATTATAGTTATTATCGGATACTTTGGTAATTGAATCAAAAAACCAAAAAACGTTTGGATCTTTTGTAAAAGTGTTATAAATCATATGTTTGTTTTTTGTTTATTATACAATTATTTAAAAGAAAGTTTCTCATCTCCTTTTTTATATGAAATCGTGTACGTTTTATTTCCTTTAACAATTTCTTTAGCTAAAATACCATCTGCTAATAAGTCTTCAACATACGTTTGAATTGCTCTTTTAAGAGGTCTAGCTCCATATTGAGCATCATACCCACGTTCTGCTAAAAATACTATCGCCGTTTTTGCAACTTTAATAATATATTCTTGTTCAACCATTCTTTCAATTACTTTTTGAATTTCGATTTCTGCAATTTTAGCAACATCTTCTTGTTTTAATCCATCAAACAATACTATTTCATCCAATCTATTTAAGAATTCCGGAGCAAATTTGTTTTTAAGCTCTTTTCTGATAACAGTTTCCATTTCCATTTTGTGGGTGGCCGTAGAACTTGAACTTGAGAATCCGATTCCAGCCCCAAATTCTGCAACTCTTTTTGCTCCAACATTACTTGTCATAATAATGATAGTATTCGTAAAGTCAATAGTTCTACCAAGAGTATCTGTTAAACGACCCTCATCTAAAACCTGTAACAAGATATTGAAAATATCTGGGTGGGCCTTTTCAACTTCATCAAATAATACTACTGAATATGGTTTACGTCGGACTTGTTCTGTTAACTGTCCACCATCCTCATGTCCTTCATATCCCGGAGGAGAACCAATAAGTCTACTTACGTTAAACTTTTCTTGGTATTCTGACATGTCGATTCTGATTAAAGAATCCTCGCTTCCGAAATAATATTCAGAAAGGGCTTTAACAGTTTCAGTTTTACCAACTCCAGTAGGTCCAATAAACATAAATGAACCGATAGGTTTTTTAGATGAACTTACTCCAGTTCGGCTTCTTTTAATAACTCTACATAGACCTTCAACCGCAGTATCTTGCCCGATAATCATCGCTTTTAATTCATTTTCCATATCAATAACAATTCTGCTCTCGTCATCGGTCATTCTTGTTACCGGAATTCCAGTAGATTCAGAAATTACTTCAGCAATATCTTCATAAGTTACTGCCTTCTTATTTAGTCTAAGCGTCTCCTCCCATTCTTTGGTTCTTTTTGTTATCTCTTCTCGCTTACTAATTTCAAGGTCTCTTAAATTTCCGGCTTTTTCATAATTAGTAGCATCTGCTGCTTTTAACTTTGCGGCTTTTAATTTATCAGCTTCAATTTCAAGTTCTTTAATAATTTCTGGAATTTTTACCTCTTTTAAATGTACTTTTGCTCCAGCCTCGTCCATAACATCAATTGCTTTGTCCGGTAATTCTCTTTGAGTAATATATCGGTCAGATAATACTACACAGGCTTTAATAGCGTCAGGAGTATATGATACTGAATGGAAGTCTTCGTAATTTGGTTTAATTCTGTCTAGAATTTCGATTGCATCTTCAAGGGATGGTGGGTCTATAAAGATTTCTTGGAATCTTCTGGTAAGAGCTCCATCGGTTTCAATATTTTCACGATACTCATCGATTGTCGTAGCACCAATACATTGTACTTGTCCTCTTGCCAATGCCGGTTTTAAGATATTACTAGCATCTAATGAACCACTTACACCACCAGCGCCTACAATTGTGTGAATCTCATCAATAAAGACAATAACATCTGGGTTCTCTTTAAGTTCATCAACAATGTTTTTCATTCGTTCCTCAAATTCTCCACGGTATTTTGTACCTGCAACTACGTTTGCAATATTAAGAGCAATTATACGTTTATTAAGAAGAGTCATTGCAACTTTCTTTTCAACAATACGTTGCGCAATTGCTTCAACTAGTGCAGTTTTACCAACCCCAGGATCCCCTAAAATAATTGGATTGTTTTTCTTTCTACGAGAAAGGATTTGACATATTCTATGGACCTCTTTTTCTCTTCCGATGATAGGGTCAAGTTTCCCATCTGCCGCTAGTTTAGTTAAGTCCTCTCCGAATTGGTCAATGAATGGAGTATTTGTTTTCTTACTGGTCATATTGTGTATATTAATTTATTATGGTAGTATTATAATATGTGCGGATCCCTGTTATGAATGGGTACCTTTTAAATTGTTAACCGAACGTTGAACACATTCAGGACATAGAGATGCAGTGGCTTCGGCTCCTACAACAGTCCAGTTCTCGCATGGTCCATCTTCAGGCCCATATTCTGCCCATTTACTCTTTTCCGGTTCTGAATTCTGACAAATCATCGATACGACCTTACGGCCTTTAACTTCAGTTTCTTTAGTTTTCCACATAGTATATTTATTTTAGATTTATATTGAGTTATTCCAATTTGTTTCAGGGTAAACTTAAAGAACCTTTGAGTTAAGTGAAAAATTTTTATTCTGTAATTCAGACCGGGTGCACCCTCCTATTGCGTGGGAAAATTTGGGTTTCAATCATCAAAAAAATGAAATAATCTACCAGAACGATTGAACCGTTGAGGCCGTTTGAAATACATAAAGTCACATTGAGGGACTATTGGGCGGCCCTCCCCTAGCCCTATTAATACCTATTGGCACATCGGTCGTCACAGTATACTGAGCACTCTATTGGAGGTATCAGAATGGGTGTGTCCTTCCTGTAGATACTCTATATAATAACGGATGTACACTATAGGGGTTTTTAAATATCGTATACTATTAGATAGAATAGTTCTCTTTTTAATTAGAATCCCTACAGCACGCCCCCACCCCGCCCCTTTGGGACTCTATGGGATAGAGGTCAATTTTATTTTTTTCTATAGGATTTTTTTGAGAGCTTAGAGACTTGGAGTACCTCAGAGAGGTGAGAGAGCGGTGAGTCACCCTACCTTTCACCTTTGAGACTTGGATACTTCTTATATCCTCATAGGACCTATTAGTTTCAACGGGTTACTCTTTATTTCACAGTACACTTCGTGCCTGACACAGTACCCTCAGGTCAATCTGAGCCAACCATCGGTAATTGGTAACGGTCTTATTGGTTAATTATAGGTTCTTTATGTTTCTAGTAACGGTGATATCCATTCTATCGGTCTCAATTGGTCTTTGGTCACCTTCCGGACCTGGGTAATTTTTTGGGTAGGGCAACATTGAAGTACTCTGAGGGTGGGATGGACCATTGGCTACCATCGGAGGACCATCAGAGGACCATTGACGCTGGGAGGGTCTCTCAACATTGAGGTATTGATATTCCCGGACGGGGATAATTCGTCCACTTCTATGAAACACATTTATCAAAGGTCTATATTAGTTAGGAAGTCTAGAGCTTTGATCCTACAGTCCTTTGAGAACCTCTAGACCTGGCTTTTATAAGGATCCACCCTGGGTGCTGACCGCTCCGTAGACCTGCCCAACCGGTATTGAGGGTCAATGCACACGTGCCCTAGAGTCCAGTGGTGACTGGAAGAGTCCTGCTCTACCCTAGTTACCCTGTGTCTGTAGTGAACTATTAGTATTATTGTCATTCTTGTGCAGAGCACACCTGCATTGTGCAGGCATTGACCTGC